TTGACCCGGAGCAGGTTGACCCGGAGCAGGTTGACCCGGAGCAGGTTGACCCGGAGCAGGTTGACCCGGAGCAGGTTGACCCGGAGCAGCTTCTTTTAACATTTTCTGATAGAACTGATAAAACGATTTCATTGTGGTATCCTCGATTAAACGATTTTGATTTTCAAATCTGGTTGTTTTTGTGTTACTTTGCCTTCGCCTGTAACCACGTCTTCCTGGAATCGTTGGCAAATCAATTCAATACGGAGTGCGCCCCATAATTTGAATTCGCCCAGGTTTCTTTGAACAATAACCCAATTCTCTCTAAGGTGTGGCGTAAACAACCTTGATCCAATTTTAGGTGGATGTCCAATGCTCTGTAATACAGATCGGTAGTTAAGCTCGAATTTCATTTCATCTGGAGCATCAATGCCAAACTGATTGATTAGGTTTTGTGACGGAATCGGCTCGTAATTGCACCATAATTGAACAAGATTGTTTGAAAACAGTTTTCCACGAGCTTCCAAATACACCGGATCAATCATGTTTGGGGTAATAACCACTTCGTAATAGTAAAGAGGCGATCCGCCCCGTTGGATCGCCTCTTGATCCCACAGGTTAAATAAATCATGCGTGCGATCATTTGGATCGTACATTTGCACGCTTCCACGAAGTTGATACGGTGTCCCGTTCAAATTTTTAAGAGTCATGCTGTATGTATGGTGGAGGAACAATGAAAAAAAGAACCAATGAAGAAGTTGCTCTTTTCATGATTGAAAATGGATGCGAATTACTTTGCCCATATAGCAATGATAGAATTCCTGTTGTTTTTCGTTGCCAATGCGGAAACGAAGCTAAAGTTATCTTTAGCAAATTCAAACAGGGAAGATGTGGATGAAAAATAATTATCCACAATTAAAAATGGCGAGAGATTGCTCTCTCGCCATTCAGTAGTCAAAGTGTCAATATAAATCAATTTAATGTAAAACGTGGGGATATTGCGATCTCGCCACCGCCTGCTGGCAAAGTGTACGGAGCCGTGGAAAATCTTTCCACCCACAATAATCTAGGTGTACCTTCAATTGTAGTAACGTAGTAGCCGTAAATGGTCACACCTGTCGTAAATGCGAAAGTTTGTTCACTGTAAACTGCGGAATTCACTCCCAAATTTGATGTTGTTGTCCAACTGCTTCCTACCATTGTGTATGGCACATAACCAGGTGCCGTTGCTTCAGTAACATCTGCAATTACGGTTGACTTACCGGGTGTTAGATTGTTTGTAAAAAGACGAAGCAGACGTTGACCACCCGCAGGAGCGGCGGCACCGTCTTGCCCAATCATGTTCACAATGTATTGAAGCATGAGAACATTGGAAATATTTGGAACCACTAGCGACATAATTCATCCTTTTATTTTGTTTTTGTCTTCAATCTATATAAACATAAAGGGGCTGAATATTCAATGACATTGAAAAATAAAGATGGAAGCGTCTATCGTCTCGCTGGACCAAATCCAGTAATGAAGACCCAAGAAATATGGGAAGGCTTCAAGGTCCACAATATGCAGTGGGATGGCGAAACAGCCAAAGATACTAATCAAGTTACCCCTTTGGCATCCGATTTTGATGTCCGAGAGACTTTTTTGTCTGCTTTAGATAAAGCCAAGGCCGACATTAAGGTTTCTGAAGTCAAATCAGAATCTCAGCCACAAGTGGTTGAAAGAAAACCAGTTGTTCAACCTGATCTTCAGCGAGAAGAACTTCGAGCATCCACAGATAGTGGAATCGAAAAAACTTTCATTCATTGCTTGCCAGCCGTATTGAGAAACAGAAAAGATTCACTTTATGGCGATTCTTATACTACCGTTCAATACGGAAAGCCCATTTCTTTTGAAGGAGTGATTCTCAACCAACAAGATTTGTTTATTGAAATCTGGACAGACACCGACGCAATCAATGCTGGCTCTATTTTGTTTCCAAAACAAGGATACAAAAGATGGTGGAGAGTTCAGGGAAAACAACAAAAAGGAGGAGGCTGGGTCTTATCGGCAACACCTTCAGATCACCAGCCTTCTTTTGATCTATGATCTTCCTGGCGAGACAACCCTTGCAACCAACCCCGCCTTTTGAAGTTGTTCTTTGTGGTCACTGACGGCTTTCAGGTAAGCCATTTCATAAATGTCAGCGACCATTTTCATGAACGCAGTGAGATCACTTTCTGTAAGGAGGGTCACTCCCATTCTTTCGATAATCTGCTCATTCTGTGCATATCTTTCTTGTAACACTTCAAACATTGTCTTTTTCAAGTAATGCCCACGGGGATTACTCATGTAGTCCATCCAACTTGCCATTAACCTCTCCTTATTGATCTTTCAAGGTTCGCAATAGCAGATTCAATCTCATTCTGCTGGTACTTATCCTTGTTTGTTTTGAAGTGATTTAGCAACTTCAATTTTTGTGCATCTAATACTGGAGAGTGTGTTCCCAAATAATCTGGATGGTGAGCAAGCCCAAGCCAATTTTTCTTAGCGAACAATTCACTTACACTTTCAGTAGGAATAGGAACTTGTTGTGTTGGAATTCTTGTAGTCGGAGCAACAGTTGGAACTGGCTTCGCTTCTGCTTCTGGCGTTTGTCCTAGTTTTTTCTTAGCTAGTTCATTGCTTTGTGGAGTCGTGACAACTCTGGCCGCTTGTGCTGCCGCTGGTGATGGTAGCTTAAAGCGTCTGTTGATTTCACCTTGTACACGATCCAACAACTTAGTAGTTTTATCGTTTATGCCGCCAAATTGTTGTGCGACCAATTGCTTGACAAATATACTGTATTTTTCTCCAGGTTTTGCCAATAGTTTATCTTTGATGTCGTCTTCATCAAAACCTGCACTCTGCATTTTATCAAATGTCGATTGCAAGAATCGCATGGCCTCTTGTTCGTTGGCGTTGTCCTCTTTGTCGGTTGGTTGTACTTGACCGTCTTGTTTTTTATCCTCACCGGCTGCGCCAATTGCACTTTGAACAAGTGGGTGGTTTTGAAATGCTGCCATCAACGTCTCAGATGAGTTATGTCCATCTTCGTCCTGCCAACTTTTCATTTGAGCTTGGGCTGCTTGTTCTGCTTCGCCTTTACCCATTCCTCCTTGTTGGTACAATCCAATCAATGTATCTGTTAAATACATTTTGAAATCAATTTGTTTTTTTATGCCATCCCGAAGCATATTGATGATTTCTGTTCCCCTTTGTCTTTGACTTAATTTCTTTGCTTCATCGCTTGTGGAATCGGCCTCTTGAGCATCCTTTTGCATTTGCATCAAGGCTTCTCTCATGTTTGTCAAATTGTAAGGAGTGTTCATTCCCGATGTGTCGAATTGGCGATCTCCCTTCCCACGCTTTTTGCTGCCACGGATTTTACCCGTACCACCAGCGAGTTGGCCCATTAAATCGTCTTCAATATTTTTTTCGCCACCAGCACTGAAACTTGTGTTTCTGCTAGTTTGTGTCAAGTTTCTTTTTCGACGAGTTCCACCACCACTTCCAAGGTCTTTCTGCATAATTGAAGAAACCTTGTTGTAAGCAAAGGCTTTGCGTCCTGAGCTTGTGTACAAATTTGGGTCGCCCATGCTATTGAGCATTTTAATTACAACTATTTGATGGAAGTCTTCAATGTTGTTTTTCAACATTTCAAGTTCATGATGCGTAGCTCCACCACAATGACTACTCTTAAAACATTGATTTATGCCAGCGATGATGTCTTCGTAGAATCCAGATTCGCTATTTGAAGGTGTAGCATTACCACGACGATCAATCTCAACTTTTTGTTGATCTCCAAAAGCCTTTTCCCAGGCTTCTTGCCAACCAGGATCGCCTTTTGTTATGTGCATAACCTGTTCTGTTTCGCTATTGAAATCAATAGCGCCAGCGGCTCGATGTTTTTTCTTTTGAAACTCTTCATCTCCAACATGAACGAATTGTCTTTCGTGTCCCCTCAATTTTTCTTGAGGAACCCGATAAACCGGCTCTCCGGTAGTTGGATCATACTTTCTTTTGTCGGTTGGCTGACCATCATCACCTAATTCGTGTTCATAATCTGATTCATCACTTCCGAGTTCACGGAAGAAGTGAGCAGGCTTTACCACAGGAACGGCTTTTTGTACTACTTTGACGCCACCATTTTCATCTCGCATCTTAATATCTTTAATTTGATACGGAAGATACAATGGAGGATTCACAAGTTTGCCGCCCTCAATTTTAATTGGAATGCCATCTGGAAATTGACCAGGAATCGGCGGTCCTTTTAATTGACCAGATTCAGCCATTTTCACGATGTGCTGTTTTACTAAGTCGGCGGCTTCTTTTCTCATTTCACTTTCTTTTTCGTATTTTTTGCCGCTGACTCGCAGTTGAGCTTCAATTCTTTTTTGAAGCTCTTGTCTGACATACCCTACAGACCAAGTGTCCTGCATTCCAGGAACGGGCTTCCATTCAGCGTCTTCTGGCAAGTTACCGAACATCCGGTGGGCATTAAGATTAAAATAATCAATCATTCTGTCACGGATTTGAGAGTCCGTAGGAAACTTCATGCCTGCTGTAGAATTCGGGTAAGTGACTTCAGTTTCGTCACCATCTTCGTCGTGCGATTTAATGGTTCTTGAATCCATAGGTTCAGCCATATCAAGGCCATACTTGCCCGTCCCATTTAGCCCAGACTCCGGGTGAAAAGGATTGCCAGGAGTTGTTTCCAATTTGTGATAGAGTCGATTAAGAAATGGCTTTGCCATAAACGTCACAGGTTTTCTTGTGGCTGTCTTGTCGCTTGATCCCTTGAGTGTGAATGGAATTTCTCCTTGTGGTTCATCAATGTGAGGCGTTTTGTCTTTCACATGATCGTGCGAGAGCTTTTCGGCTTCATCGGCACGTTCTTTGGCACTTAGGGTAGTTCCTACCCTCTTCAATTGGTTGATGTTCCGATCAGGAATGACTCCCTGAAGATGTCCATACTCGCCAGTTTCGATGGCAGTGATAATGGCTTGTTTGAGTTTTGGCTGTCCGTGTTCTTCATGTCTTTTCTTGTGAAGACCCTTCACAGCATCAAAAAACATTTGATAGCGAGCTTGTTTGGCTTTGATCCAATAGTCGTGAGGGAACTGTCCCAGAAATTCTAGGTCGTCGTCATCAATGTTTGCTGGCATTGCGTTTAGTTTGTGAAATCGCTGGGCCATTTCATATAAAAGTTTGAAATGTCGTGTGCCAAAGTCTCTGTATGCCTTTTCTTCAGTAAAACTCTTAGTGAAGAAGTCACGGAACGATTTTGTGATTACAGCCATAATCCTGCCTTTACGAGTTTCATTTGTACTCTTCCTATATATCACCATGATGAACAATATGCTTTTTGTCCCACGACCGACTAAGGACCAATTCTCACAGCTTTCTTGTGGACAGGGCTGCGGAGATTTAGGCCCTACCGATCCTTTAGATAAGATCGGCCCACGCAGAAATAGAGAAAAAGTGCGTGGACAAATTAAAGAATATGTCCTGACTATGCTCGGCGCACCAGTTTTGCCGCTCGAATTGGACGATCAACAGATCGAAAACTGCATTGATTTCGCCCTGCAAATCTTTGAAGATTATGCCCCAATGGAATATTTTCAATACCATACTTTTTATACAGTACCAGGACAGAGCGTTTATCAAATGCCACCTGATGTGGGCTTTATTAGACAAATTTCCTATAAAGAAACAGCCAATTATGCTTTTTCAGCTTCCGATTTGGGTGGCGTAATTCCTCTGGATTATATGGGTGGTGGAGCCTATGGCTCAATTGCCGGTGGCATTAACCCTCAACAGCCAGTTTGGGGCAATATGTCCGATTGGGTTTTATACAAACAATATGAAGATATGTACAACAGAATCTCAAGTCAGCAAGGTGGATGGGAGTTTCTAGGTGGGTACAACCACATTAAGCTATATCCAATCCCTTATCGCAGTTATCCTGTCGCTGTGCGGTATTTACAACGCCGCCCAGATTTCCGAATGGTGACACAGGCAATGCAGGAAGGGTCTTTAGCATTCGCTAAGATCGTTTTGGGTCGCATTCGCAGTCGTATTGCTAACCCTCCCGGTCCTGGTGGCGGCGTTCAATTAGATGGTCAGGCTATTCTTGCCGAAGGTCTTCAAGAAAAGAAGGATTGGGAAGAAAAGCTAATTTCTAAATGGGGCGATTTGCTTGGACCCATGATGGGGTGACTCTTTATTTCATTTGGTGATTTATTCGCTCTTTGATCCTATATACGCCTTTATTTTTCAACCATTCTAAAAAAAGTTGTTTATTATATACATGAGAAGACGCAAAAATGAAATCAGTGCTTTTTCTTGGTATGGCGGAAAAACCTGTCATCTCAATTGGCTTGTTCCATTAGTGGATTCAACTCCACATAAAGTGTATGTGGAATCGTTCGGCGGATCGGCAGCAGTGCTTTTGAATAAAGCTCCAAGTGATGTAGAAGTTTACAATGACATTCACAATGATGTGGTGAACTTCTTTGAAGTTCTTAGATTGAATCAAAAAGAATTGGTCGGTCTATTGGACCTTACTCCGTATAGTCGAGAAGAATTCAGAATCGCTTGTATGGAAGAAGCCATTGATCCATTGGAAAAAGCTCGTAGATTCTTTGTAAAAGCCAGACAGGTTAGAAGCGGCTTGGCAACCAAGGCTACTCCAGGACGATGGAGTTATACAAAAAAAGATGCTAGACAAAAAAGGGCATTACCAGTCAGTCAATGGTTGGGAGCCATTGATGGACTTGAAGATGTTTGCAACCGAATCAAGAATGTTCAGATTGAACACATTGATGCCTTAGATGCAATACAAAGATATGACACCCCTAATGCCTTGCATTATATTGACCCGCCTTATTTGATGAGTTCGAGAACTGGCGGTGAAAATTACTCTCATGAATTCTCAGACGATCAACACATTTTATTGTTGAAATTGCTTCTGACTTTACAAGGCAAGGTGATCTTGTCTGGATATATAAATGACCTGTATCCGAGTTTACTCCACGACTGGAGAGAGTTCAGAAGAACCTCTGAGTTTGCCAATTCGACTCTCCAAAACGGAGAAAAGAAATTGCGACAGGAAGTCATTTGGACAAACTTTGATTGCGAAATTGGCGAAAAAGGATGGGAACAATGAAAGACTTTCACAATTGGCGAAATGAGCAAAAAAATGATACGCATACCGAACTCAAGGTAGAGCGAGAGGACTTCTTGCGTATTTGTCAAGAGTATTTTGCCACAACCCTACGGGGCGGCATGAAAACCCATCATGAATATCTGGAAGAGAATCTAGTCGAAGCCGTGGAGACATCCAGATACGCAATTGAAGTAAATTATCGAACTACATCCAAGGAATCCTTGGAGGGCTTCGCCAAAATATGCTTGGGTTATGTTAGTGCTGCACTGAAGAATCACGGCTATCACACCAAACACGTCTTCACGGAAAAGCCCCTCCGTCTGCTCGTCTCGTATCGTAATTGGGATGACGGAGAATGGACGGGGGTTGTGACTTGGAATACAGACCACAATTGCTTTGTTATAAGCAAAGGCTTCTACAACAAAGATCGTCGAACCGTATCCGTCCAACACGCTCAGAAGTGCAACGGAGACTCAGCGGCAGATGTCACAAAAGAGTTGCACAATATGATGCACCATTTGAAGGGACAACCAGATCGTCATGTCTCTAAAATGAAGCCGGTGCCTTTGAAGAGAGGGCCGAAGGGATAATGAATCACGATATTTGTCAACATTGTGGAGCGATCACAAACGAACAAACAACGGATATTCCATTTTGCGATATTTGCAAACAATGGGGAATAACTCATCAGGAGATATATCCCACTGTGGCCGACATGGCAGAACAATTTCATCGGATCGGAAAAGACGGCAAAAAATATTGGGGTAGATTGGGCGGCGGCATCGTTTTCACCGATGGTGAAAAGATTCTCTTGTTGAAAAGAGATGGATCAAGTGATTACGCCGGTCATTGGGGCATTCCCGGTGGAAAAGCCAAAGAAGGGGAAGCTCCACTTGATGTGGCTCGGCGAGAATCCAAAGAAGAATGCGGCACCGTAGAGGGACAACGGTTCGGACACTTCCACGCCAGAGATGGCGCACATCACTTTCACACCTACCTGATGGCTGTCGCAAAGCCTTTCGACGTACAGCTTTCAAAAGAACACGATGCGTCGGAATGGGCTGATTTGGACAAGGTGGAGGGTATGAAATTGCATCCCAAATTCGCAGAGGCTTGGCCCGGTCATTTGCGGGCAATTAAGAAGAGATTCCCAAATAAGACCTCTTTTGCTGATTGGTGCGAAGCCCGAAAAGGTCACAATTAGGGTTTACAACCAACTAATTGACTAATATCGCAATTTGACTACAATCTGAAGCGTCTGAAGCGTCGAAGGTGTACCTTCAACGAACCTTGCTATTCGGCCTTCAAATCAAATTTCATCACCGACAACCCGTTCGCTTCGGCCTTTTCAGCCTCTGCTACCGATTGTTTACCGCCGCCCACCTTCACCATGACATCGAGCATGGAGAGGAATGTATCGCTCTCATCGCCCCACTCTTCCCCTACCAAGATCGTCTCATCGACATTGAATAAGTCGTATTCCAGAGCGCTTCCCGGTACGCCAGTGCTGGAATGCCAAGGTCGGTCAATCCGGAAATGCAATGAATGTTCTTCGGCGAGAAGTCCTTTTCAATCTTGTCAAAAGCCGCCACGATATAGGCTTTTGCCTTAGAGATGTCAAACTTCTGGGCTGAAAAACCAACGACGCCAACTTTTACCGTTTTTTTACGATCAACGAATTCTTGGAAGTTCGTCATATCATTCCTGAATAAAATTGTGGTACTTGATCTATTCTGATTTTACAGAATCGTATGTTTAGTCGCTTCTCGAACTTGCTCGAATGTCTGGTCAACCAGAAGTTCGCCGTTCCTGAAGACAAACTGCAACTGATCGGGACGTGGATCAGACTCAGGCACAGTTTGTAAAACCTTGCCGTGTGCGCCCGCCAGGAGGCCGAGACGGTCTGACCAGACCAACTTCAATCGTCCAGCTTTGGACTTCTTGCAGCCGTCCGTGATGGGCTGCTTGTAAACGTCTCTGACTTCATCGCCAACAACTGCCGAAGAACACTTGAAGGCAAATCGTTGGGTGTCTCGATTGAGTTTTTGAAGCAGTCCACCACCTGAACCGAAGGCAATGTTGTCAGCCGACCAACCAGCTTTTTCCATTGCTGAGAGGATCAGGTCGAGCATCTTGAAGTCGATGCCGTCTCCTTGAATAACTCGAACCTTGGGATGCAGGACTTTATATCCCTTGTTGTTCATCGTGATGCCGAATTTCTCGCCAAGAATATCCAGCACTTTCACCACAACGGTCGGAGGGTCGCCAGAGTCCGGGCGAACAACCAAAACACCGTCACGAGCCAACACTTCGTCTTTGAGGACGCCGCCCCAAATATTGGCACAGCAGTTGAAAATGTCGTAGCTATCGCTCACTGTTGCTACGAGGCCGGTTGGATACTGAACTAGCATGTTGCGACAAGCATCGACTTCGTGTTCACGTCCCCATGACGTGATTGTGCTGTGTTCAGCAGCCGGAATCGAGAAGCCAGCACATGGTTCATGATAGAATTCGTCCAATAAGACAAGCCCTAGAATCGTATCGGTTCCCATGAAGTTTACAAGGTGCGATGCACCACCGATTGCGGCTTGTTCTGGGCAAGTGACCCCACGGAAACCGAAGTCGTGTAACTTGAAGTGGATCAGGTCCGTATCGCCTGTCTTTGCAAGATATTCGAGGATGACTTTCTTCATCGCTCGGCTTTGCGTGGCGACTGTCGATGGATACCAAACCTGGACCAGTAAAGTTTCCAGATAGTTGGTCAACCAAAATGCGTTGTCGTCGGTATTTTCGACCGTCATCAACACGTTGGATTCTCCAACCACTGTACCTTCGGGGGCCGCTTTAATCTCGACAGGTAGGCGACCATTGTGGACGTTGAGGATGTATTCCCAACCCTCACGATTAAAAACCTTGCCGCCGAAGTGTTTGTTAAACAGCCGTTCTGCTTTGTCGATTTTTTCGGCGGTTACGACTTGCCCAACCAGATATTGCTTCAGCCAATATTGGAGGCCAAAAAAGGTCGTGGCAGGATGAACCGACCCGGATCGTGACTCGAAATACGAGTAAATTCGTTTTGTCCCAGGCGGATACTGCTTGTAGTGACTGATTTTGTACGAATCGGAAAGCCAGCAAATGTTGTTGAGCCAATTCATTTTCGGTCCTTTCTGGAGAATACCTTGGCCTCGATGCACCTTGCATCGGGGCTTGCTTCATTTAGGGGCGTTGTGACGGAAGTATTCTACCACGAAATTTGCCGTTTGTAAATTTAGACTACGACTTGTTGGGCAATCCACGCAATTTTTTCGGCATGACCGAATATGATTTTGGGAAATTCCACAGGAAGCTCATTGAACGAACTTCGATTTGTATCAAGGATCGACGTTACTTTTTCAACCAGCCGGTTGTAATACATCTCTCCGTCTGTTTCGTTTTTTATCGCTTGAATATTTGATTCGCCTGTTCGATCAAGAAACTGAACGTCGCTGGCAAAACTCAGCCAGAAGCACAACTTCCCTTCCTGATGCAGCTTCAATGCTTTGAACTCCAACAAGAGGTCTTCTCCCAATAGTTGGTCTTCATCGTATTCAAGGAGTTCGACAAATTTGCGACTGTAAAAAACATGCCCGCCTAAGTTGTGAGCAGCCGCTCTGTTGGAGAACATTTCATGTTTTGCGGGTCCATAAGTGTATGGCAATGGGAATATATTGTCGCCCCAACAACAGGCGTGTACTTTTTCTTTTATTTGGACTGAATTGTTGCTGTAGTTATTGATTTGATCGGATGGCTTGACGATCAATAAATCAGTGCCAGGGTGATGCTTTAAGTGTCTCTCGATTTGGAGTCCGGCACTTGGATAATACAGATCGTCACCATCAACCATGCACATTCCATCATATTGAGATTCCCGGAAAAACTTCAGGCATTGATTTTTACCTGCTGCGGGAGTTCCTTTGGACGGCGTTATTTTGTATTCAACAGATTCTTGGTCGCACCAAGTTTTGAATTCCTGAATGAATTCAGCGTTTAACGAATTGATGATGGCAACAACCGAAAACTGAACTTCGGTTGTTGCCATCATGTTGCGAATCGAGTTGACTGCCCTAATTGCTTTCGGGACATCTCGACTAACCAAAGGACAAACTACAACTTTCATTTTACTCAGCCTTCTTTCCAAGTCTGCTGGCTGCATAGCACGTCTGCGTATATCCTTCGAGACTTTCTCCGCAGTCTGCCCACCAACCATTGATTGTGTGAGCGTGGAGCTTCCCAATGCCCAAATAACGATTATTGAGATCGGTGATCTCAAGTTCGTTTCTCTTGGATGGCTTGAGCGTTCGGATGTAGTCCCAAACTCCTCCGTCGTACATATACAACCCTGTTGCGATCAAGTTGGATTTCGGTTCTTTAGGTTTTTCTTCGATCCCTATTACTTTTCCTGCTGCGTCTGTTTCAACTACGCCGTAACACTCTGGATGGTCTACTGGCGTCAAGAAGATGTGTGCGCCATCAGGATTCTTTTCAAAGGCGGTAACAACTTCAGGAACCGGATTTTCATAAATGTTGTCAGCCAGAATTACGGCTACTGGTTCATTGTCTGCCCATTCTTCTGCCAAAGATAAAGCGTCGGCAATTCCATTTGCTTCTTTCTGGTATGTGTAGTGAAGATGTTTCAGGCCAAATTCTTCACCGTTGCCAAGGATTCTCAAAAATTCACCTGCGGCGTTCCCGCCACATACTAAAAGAATATCTTTGATGCCACTGCCCACAAGTGTTTGAATTGGCCAATAAATCATGGGTCTATCATGCACTGGCAATAAGCATTTGTTGGTTACTTTTGTCAAAGGATGAAGTCTTGTCCCCATCCCGCCTGCTAAAATAATGCCTTTCATTTTGTTTCCTCCGATAAAAGGTTGGACGACATAAAGGAGTGTGCAATATCAAAATATTGAGGCTATATAACATCAGAAGTCACTTCAAGTCACATTTCACACGGAGGGGATATGAAACACTTGTTAGTTCTATTGGCATTGCTTGGTACGAGCATCTTTATGCCACACATCGCCAATGCAGCAGATGCAGCAGCAACGGTCGAAAAAGAAATCGAAGTTAGATCGACTGCACAAAAGACAATTGATTGGGTCGATTCTCACAGAGATGCCGTTCGAGAAGCGTCCGGCGTAACTCTTGTTGAAGACCTTGGCAACGGCAAGTTCAAAGTTCGCAGAGATTCCAGCAAAGGAGTCTTCGTTTGGATTGCAAAAGAAACAATTGAAAAGAAACCAAATGGTATTTTTGTTTTCAAATCAACTATGATTGAATCCATTGAAGGTGGGATGGAATACTCTAAATCCGAAGTTGTAATCAAGGATATTAGAGGCGGTGCAATTATCAATATCAAAACATCCACTGGAATAAACAACCCACGAGTTAGATCGGGCCAGCTTCGTATCGACACGAACGTCCATCTCAACAGGGTGAAGAAGTTGTTGGAAGAAAACATTCGCTAAACAAAAAGACCCCGGCTAAAACCGGGGTCTTTTCTTTACTACGAAGCCGCCTCTTCGGTTTGTAATCTTGGTTCTTCATGTAATCGTGGTTCTTCACCATAGAAGATCCTTTCGGCTAAATCTTCTTTCATTTTCTTTCCGGTGCTTGTGGAAGCCCGCCTCGTAGAGTTTCATCCTTTCGCTGAAGCGAATTCCACCAGCTAAATCTTCTTTCATTTTCTTTCCGGTGCTTGTGGAAGCCCGCCTCTATTAAATCTCTGGCACACTCTCCAAACAATTCAGCACCAACCGTGTCCCCGATGTGGGTAGCCAGCACGGTAAACTCAACGGCGACGTGATACGCTTGGTCGCCGTACTCATCGACAAGCTCAACAGCCTTGGGGTTCATTAGAAAATCCTCAAAGGGAACGAATTGATCGAGCTATTTTAGGAAAGACTCGCCAAGTTGCAACCCTCATGTCGTTTTTCTTACGACCCAGGCGTAAGGAGCAATGCCGCATTCATGGCTGAGACTGATATTGGGCCAAAAATTGTGGCACCAATGGCATGATTTGATCGTGCGGATTTGCATGATTATATCCAAACCTATTGACGTTTTTTTGCCAAACGTCAGGCTTGGCAAAGCCATTGAAGTAGTTCTTATGGGTAGTGGTGAACCCAGGACCGTTCAGAATTGACTGTGCCTTCTTTAGATCAAATGGCTCACCAGGGAAGTGCTTGGCGTACATATAGGCCATCTGTCGAGCGTGCGCTCGAATTTCTCCGGGATTGCTCATGTATTGCATCGCCATGCGATGCTTGTCGTCGCCATCCCAATCATTGGATTCATATTCAGCACCCACGTTATAGATATGTTCCGCTTCATGGTGCATTGCTGATTTGAGAGTCATCAAATGACGATCAACATCTTCTATGCTTTTGGCATAGTTGAATGGATACATATTGATGACAAAGCCCTCGAACTTGCCGTTATTGTGAACGGTGTCGGCGGCATTATGTCCCAGCTTGAGTTTGAATTGTACTCGCTGACCTGCAATGTCGGCAGGGAAGATGCTTGGCAACACAAATTCGCCATTTTGAATGGCGTCCTGTGGCCAAACTTGTCTGACGTAGTTCGTATACGTCTGATTTGGCTGACCAGCCTGCATGTCCTGCTTTTTGTGAGCGGTTGCTTTTTCAAGAATATCTTCAAGGAAGCGTGCTACCTGAATCTCAACGACGTGTTGGTTTTCTTGAAGATTAAGCCAGTGATGAAATGAAAACTTCCCCATGACGTTATTTACGTCATGGGGAAGAGAAAATTACTCAGTCATTGCGGCAACGCCATCTTTGTAGACGCCATTTATCATCATGCCGGACGGGGACCAGCCTGGGCCGACAATCCATTCCAACCACCGATCAGCAGACATTGGTTCGGCGGCACCCCATGTTGGGGAATTTGCCATCCATTCAGCCAGGATGCGTGGGTCGGAAAATACGGGCGAGATTGGAGAACCTTCAGATACTGTCTCCCAAATTTGGTATCCTTCGCCTGCTGGCGGTTTTTCTTCTACCCAATCTTCAGCCCATTGTTCGGCTTCTGCCGGTTGCCAGATAGAACCCTTTCCCTTGCACACTTCACATTCCGTGGAATATCCTTCACGTTTACATCGAGCTTCAATGCAAATGTGACAATTGATGGAATCGTGACCAAAGCCAGCGATGCTCCAGCCATTGACTTCTTCTGGCGTGGGGGTATGCCCGTTCCAGAACGGGAGCCAAGGACCACTGTGTTCTTTGGCGGCTATTTCCCAAAATTGTGACGCATCGCCTTCAGGACGACCAGCATCTACCCACAAGTAATATGCACGGGTGCGGATATATTCCTCCAATGGAATATTTTTCAATCGTTGTCGAGTCAAATCATAAAGCCGATTTCCCTCAACCAATGCAGCAATATCAACTGCAATCAGATGATGGCTCCATTGCTCGTTCCACATTTCCAATAGTCGATTGCAGTCACGTTCAATGGCCTCTTCACGAGTGTATAGACCATTTTTAGTCTTATGGCACATTGTACCAGTTCGTGTCGAGCGAAAATCAGCATGGAATTCCAAAGCTGTGCCATTGGCAGCATCTCGAATGGAGCGATCCACTTGAAATTCCACGAATGATTTTAATGCCGGAGTTTCAGGTGTGAGCAATTCGCTGCCATAGGCAACAGGATTGAATTCGTGATACCCATACCATTGATCTTTGTATAGATTTGCCATTGTACTGTAGCCCGATCCATCACAAGCAGCACAGTTATGTGCATGTTTGCAATATGGGTTTTGGTAGCCTTTCCACACTTTTTCCAATGGCCACTCAAAACCAGTGTCTACACGTTTGATTTCACGACCCATAACTAAGTTGCTTACGCTTTGTTGAAGGTATTTTGAGCCTGATGAATCGCCTGCCAGTCACGCTGGTAGGTTCCATCGAGCAATCGGTCCCCACCAGCAAGGTAGCTGCGAACAATACGAGGATCAGTGATGCCCATTTCAGTGGCAAGTTGAATTGCGGGAGTAATCCATTCTTGGCGACCACCCTTTTCTCGAACTTCTTTATCAAGAATTTGGAGCAATACAGTTTTGCTTGGACGGGGGTAATACACCTGAGTCACACACCGGCTGGATAGAGCGCCAGCTTCCGTTCCGTCACTTCCCATCATCTTGTCGAATGCGGCTTTGTTGTTGACAGAGCAGAGGAACAATACCTTGACCGACCGAAGTTGGTTGACTCGAAAGTTGACCTTACGAATTTCTCCACGGTCGTCGAGAGCGCCAAGCCAAATTTTCAGGGCTTCAGGATCGGCCTTTTCAGCCTCTTCCATGAACACCAACGGCGGGATTTCGTTCAGGTCGTTGAAGAACATCTTCTCCAGACCAGCTTTGGTTGTGCTGGTTGCATCTAGCTTCAATACGGCGTCAGCACCAAACATACTTTCCAATGCAAACATCGTAGTTGTTTTCCCACAACCGGCATGACCGAACAATACGCCATGATTACGACTTTCGCCGTTCGTTTCGTGCGCTCGCTTGATGTTGCTCAGGATGATGCGAGTCTGAGGGTTGACTCCATAGAGGTTCTTCCACGCTGGATGTTCTGCAAGATGGGCATCGCTGTCTCTGCCCAATAGTTCGGGTGGAACAATCAGTTGGTCCCATTTTTTGGCGGGACCAAATTGTCCAACCGTGCGGACGCCGCCCAAAATCTGTGTGAGCATACCGTCCAATACACCCTCAAACCCTTCAGGTTGCGGCAAGGGAGTCGTGGCAATAGCGTTTGGGTCTAATTCAACGGGTTCCGCTGTCTGAACCGTAGGAGCAGCAGTCGCAACAAGAGCGACATTGGGAGCAACTTGAACAGTCCAAGGAAAAGGCTGAAAGCGAGTGATTGCTCCGGTCTGTTGGAGCATTGCTTTGATTTCTTCCCACTGACTGTATTCAGCTTGTTGTCCCCGGTCGCCACGCACCTTCTCAAAGGTAATGCAATATTTGAATAGCCAATTGCCGCTTTCTTGTTGGATGGGCGGGAGGCGATGCGGCTCGGCCTTCCAGGTTTTTCCACGGGTTCCGGCCATTCCACGCTGAAGGATGTATTCGATTTGCGCCTGAATTTTATCGTCGCCGCTTCTTTTCGACAAAACCCGCTGCAAAAACAGAGTGTACATGGTTGCTCCACAGATTTGAGTGACGACCGATCAAATGCCTAGAGAGATTCGAGATCGTTTGGTTCGACCTGTCGTCAAATTTTTCATGCGTGAATATTTTGGCAAAACACGCTGTGATTCGGATCATACCACGGAGACAGGGACTTGTAAAATCGGCTGTAAATAAAAACAGCACCCGATATTCGGGTGCTGTAGTCGTTGTTTGTATTGACGTGTGGGTTTAGCCCAGGATAATCTCAATGCCATCCAATGGGTCTTCCGTCAAAAGAACCTCGGCAGGTTTCTTCTGAGAAAGGTCCGTATTGTCGTTGATCGGTTGCTGGCCCGGTTCTGTGACCACTCTCTCGATCTTGCCGTGATGAGTGATGCAATCAGGTTGGTCTAGCAATAGTTGTCGCTCATTTGCCATAGCTTCTTCCTCCAGTAATTGTTCTTGTTTGGCTCGGTGTTCCATTAGTTCCACATGAGTCATCTTTGGAACCACTTCTTCAACCAGCTTGAGTAGATTCATTGGCGAACCAACCCATTGTAGATAGTAACTGTCTCCCTGGAATCGACATCCAGGTTTGTTTTTTGGAGAAATCTGACGGACCCCTGAATCTGTCGGCTTCGGCAGCTTCAAATCACCCTCAGTATTGTTCTCATACACGTAGACGCCTGTGCCGCTCATGTCGTTCTTCAGCTTCTCGGCGTGCATTGTTCGCTTCTCAAAACGATTCAATCTTGGTGAATTTCTCATTTGGCATTTCCTTTTAAGCAGAGTATATAATTCAAAGGGTTGGATTTTCTCCAAATACCTCATTATTATAGTATGGCAATCTCGCCATTTTTTTCGGAGTCAATCATGAAGAATAAAACAAAGACACCGCCCAAATGGACTTCAGTGTATCCCCAAGGCACCAAAGAGGGCGACGAGGAACAAGGATTTTTTATCGCTTTGGCTCGCAGCATCAAATGGCAATGGCGATCAACCGCTCAACTTTCCAAGGAATCAAAGTTGTCCAAGGAGCGGGTCGATGAAATATTGAATAAGTATTGGAAGAAGGGCATGGTCTTCCAAAACCCACAAAATGAAGATCAATGGGGTTATTGGGAAAGATGTCCCGAAATGCTTCCAGTTGAAGAAGAGTCGATTACTGCCAAGGATCACAACGACCGCATCAACAAAGTTAAGGGCTAAAACAAAAACCCCCGCCAATAAAGGCAGGGGTTTTTTAACTAAAGGTAAATGTCTACCCGCCCTTAATGCTCAATTGTCTTTTCAGACCAGAGTAGCAGCGGGTTTGTTACTTACCAAGAGCTATCAGCAGGAGCCTTGCGACTTGGCTGATGTTTTCCCATTTTCTGTAGAGCATCAGCGGCGTGAGGCATGAAATAAGCATCTGGATACTGCTGACGGACGTATGCGTCCGGGTAAGCCCAATGTGCAATACCAGCACGCTTTGTATTTTCGTCTTGCATGTACAGAGGCAGTTCTTTCTTGACTTCGCCTGCCCATTGAATAAATGTCTTCATATTTTTTTCCTCGTTCTGGTGATTGAGTAGAGTTCACTCGCTTCTTATTATGTATGCGAGCTTTTACAAATTTCGGTGAATAAACGATGTCTGAAAAACTTTCTATAAGCCAAGTTCGGCTCAAACCGATCCCAGCCACCCTTTCAGGAGAGCTATCGGACAAAGTTTTTCGTAAATGCTTCTTTTGCGAAAAGAACTGCGAAACCGCTAGTGTCCAATCATCGCTTATAGATAGGCTCTCCGGTCCAGGAAATTTTTACTGTTCCTTTTGTCTTCGGCATGGCTTAAACAACAAGGGAAACCGAGATGTCTTGATTTTGAGCTTTCGGAGCATAATTGGGTACTTCTATTTTCAGAACTATATCCAAGCCAACAATGGTCAAAAACTCTGGATTTCTCAAATTGAGGATTATATCGACGCTCATTGCCACGCCGGTTTGGTGAACCCGTTGTTTTTATACGATCCTGATACCATGCTCTGGTTCTTGAACTTCTCCAGGATCGGCAAAAGCAAAAAGAAAATACACATAGATGAAGTCATGAAAACCATCGTGAGTATTTTGACGACTTTCAACTTGTCAGAAACAACTCCAGGCGTGAGCATGTCCTCTTTGTTTTTGAAATATAAAGATGCGGTCGATGGATTTTATCGCAAGCGATTTCGACCGGCTGATCGTCGCATGTTGATCCCGACTCTTGCCAACACAGGGGTCGTCGAGCCAAAGATGTGCAGCTTGGACAAGATGAGAAACTTTGTCTTTGATGATTTGAAAGCAAAAAAATAAGCGAAAGATATTGACTGACTACTATGTTGAATATAGAATTCCCTAACGTCTGGGAATCTATACAGACTTATTTCATGAAAGAAAGGTACGAACCCGAATGAGCAACACTCTCTCTGTCCGAGTAGCCAGCCGCAAGAGCGATGCTGGTGATTATTATGAAGGAACCGTCAGCATCGCTGGACTCAAGCCAACCAAGTTGGCTCGTCGTAGTGATGGTAGCACACAGTTCCCTACAAAGTCCGCAGTCAGCGGCGCTGCACGCAATCTAGCCAAATCTCTGGGCTTCACTGATGTTGATGTCAGCGACAGCAGCAAGACTGCGACTCCTGCAACCGCAACGCTGAAGAAAGCTGCAAAGAAGTCTGCCGCTTCTAAGAAGGTCACTTCTGTCAAGGCTCCGGCCAAGAGCAAGTCTTCTGCATCGACAACCACTCAGTCGTAATTACTGAGCTTGTTGAAATCACTTCTGAAAGCGAGTAAACATCACAGTTTACTCGCTTTTTTCTTTTTGCTGTGACTTTCAATTTCTGAAATCAATACCAATTTAGACAAGTCGTTATGTTGCTCTCTTTGGTGATGAAGTATTTCTTCCATTGCATCAATAGCATCGGCATCATATGACTTGTATATGCTTTGCTCTATATTTTTTAGCATCATCTGGATTGCCCACGGCTCGATCCAATTCTCTCCAATGATTGTCGAATAGTTCAAATCTGTGTGACACTCAGCCCCCGGAATGGATACTGCCAATTTTCGACCTTGGGCATTCAAATCACAAAAGGCACCATGATCGTCGGGGTTTGCACCTTGGCACCATTTCTGCCATGTTTCCATGTCCGTCTTTAGCACGCTCGCTGTTGCTGCAAATGTCATGCAAGTGGATATGGAAGTTCTCCAATGAGATGACGCTGTGCGAAATACCTTGGATGTTTCGCCTCCATCATATAACGGACCATATTTGTCCGGGTGGTCATACAGACTGACGTAATCGGCTCCAGAATCAATGCCTTCTTCAAGAAGTGTGCGAGATGTCGGCAAATGAAGGTAATCATCTTCTACAAAATAGACCACTGTATCGTCTGAACAATATTTAACCTCAGACAATGTATGCAAAAACGATTGGGCGTTTCCATAATCCGTGTCCAAAGTGCGTAAATGACGGCGTTCAAGTTCGCCCAATATATCTGGATCGCAATTGTCTGCCAGGACGTTTATTTCAGGACCAAATACGCTAATGAAGTTGTCCAAGCAACGGAGCTTGTTGGCCCCAGGCAGTTTTGGCTTAGACAGGCTATTGCTGCTAATCCTGTAGAAGATTTTACAGTTCATCAAATATTTCCTTGGCCTTAATTGGATTTACTGTATGTAGGAAGCGAATTGCTTTCTTCGCTTCGTCCGCAGTTCCAAAGAATTGAAAAATCTTATCTGACATCGGTAACAAATCACTGATGACTTCTTTTTCGTAAACTTCAGGTGATGAAGCATTGAATTTTTCTTCTTCATCATAATAGAAGGCGTGAAATACCAGCTTTGCAATTTGTTGCACCTGATCTTGGTAAACTAAATTCTTCTCAACATAATTGTTGTTCATTGTAAATCTCTTTTTTGATGTTTGAAAATACTGACTGCCAATCGCCTTTGGACGGTTGGCGAAATATCCGAACGCTCGGATACCATATTGTTTCTTCTCCTGAACCCCATCTCCAGTCACAAGTCCACGGCAATAAGGCCCAGGTCGGTTTTCCCATTGATCCGGCGAGATGCAGAACAGATGTGTCTACAGTAATCACTAAATCGAGAGAATTGATGACTTCTGCTGTGTCTCTGAATGTTTCCATCATTGGTGCCATATCCACAATTTTCATGTCCTCAGTTTCTTCGGTGAGATCAATTGGATTGGCGTTAAAGCGGTAGATGCGAGGTCGTATGTCCTTGACTAAGCTAAACAATTTAACGCCAGGAATATCATGAATCTCACGAAAATGTTTCAGATGGCAGGAGCGATTGGCGTCGTTTGGATGTTGTGGATTTCCCGCCCAAACAATGCCGATCTTCAT